ATTCTTTACAAGTTGCTAAGAACTTTGAAAAACAAGTAAGAGAACAACCTTTAATAGTTAAGACTGCATTAGGTAGAACTGCTGAGTTCTTAATGGGTCTAATCAAACAAAGAACTGCAAGAGGAATAAATGCAGATGGTAATGCTTTTCCACCTTATTCAACTAAACCATATTTCTTTAACATTACACCTAGAGCAGGAAGTCCAACTTACAAAACATTTGAAGGTGGTTACAAAGAATATAGAAATTTTATGGGTAAACAAAGTAACAAAGTTGATTTAAACTTTTCTGGAAATATGCTTTCAAATATAACTCAAAAATCTACACCAACACAAGCTATAATTTATTTTGCAAATAAATTTGAGAATACAAAAGCATTAGGAAATCAAAAGAAACGTAAATTCTTTGCAATAGGACAAAAAGAACAACAACCTATTGTAAATGTATTTATGAAAGAATATAACAAACTTAGTAAGATATGAGCAAACGAGAAGATATAGCAGGAAATATAGTAACAGCAATTTCAACTGGCACATCTCCAATAACTTTAAAGAAGGTTACAAGAGAACCATTTAACGTAGATGAATTATCTGAACAACAATATCCAGCTTGTTTTGTGCAATCTGGTAATGAAGTTAGATCAGATGAAACAATGACATCAAGCACTATTACAAGACAAGCAACTGCTGACTTTGTAATTGTTGGATATGTAAAAGGAACTACAACAAATATTGATACAAAACGTAATGAGTTAATCACTACGATTGAAACTAGATTAAATTCTGATAGAACACGAGGTGGGTATGCAAAACAAACTCAAGTAGTAGAAGTATCTACTGATGAAGGAGTTTTGTTCCCAATAGGTGGTATCAGAATGGTGGTGCGAGTTATGTACCAATATACATCTGGCACACCTTAACATTAACTAAACAAGGAAAACAAACATGGCAACTCATACTGGTTCAGAAGGAACTATAAAAGTAGCAACAACAACAGTAGGCGAACTTAGAAGTTACTCTTTAGAGCAAACTGCTGACACTATTGAAGATACTCAAATGGGTGATACTAGCAGAACATATAAATCTGCTTTAAAAGGTTGGTCAGGTTCAGCATCATTATTTTTTGATGAAGCTGATGCAGGTCAATTACTTTTAGTTCTAGGAACATCAATAGCTTTGAAAGTGTACCCAGAAGGTGCAAGTTCAGGCGACAAGTATTACTATGGTGATGCAATCATAACTGGTAGCAACATATCAGCATCTTTTGATGGAATGGTAGAAGCTGAAATAACATTTACAGGAACAGGTGCAATAACACTTGGAACTGCGTAATTAATTATTAATTAGAAAAGGAAGATATGAACGTAATAGATAGAGTGAAGGCACAATTTGAATCTTTAGGCATAAAAAAGATTGAGGTTGCTGAGTGGGGCGAGGAAGGCAAACCTTTAATAATATATTGCTCACCATTTACACTTGGTGAAAAAAGAAACCTATTTAAAGGTGCTAAGAATGATGATCTAGGAGTATTGGTAGATGCAATCGTTTTAAAAGCAAAAGACTCAGAAGGAAATAAAATATTTAAGCTAGATGACAAGCTAACATTATTGAATAATGCTGATGCAAATGTTATAGCTAGAGTAGCAACAGAAATGTTAGCTGGTGTTTCTTACGAGGAAGCTGAAAAAAAGTAAGATCTGATTCTGAGTTATATTCTATACTTGCTCTAGGTCAGGAATTAAACAAAAGTATGGAAGAAATTTGTCTTATGACTCAAGACGAGTTTTATTATTGGATAGCTTACTTTAAAGTAAAGACAGAACGTGAGAAACTAAATTATGGCAGATCAGCAACTAAACATAAAACTTAATGTCATAGATAATGCTTCTAAAGCATTTACAGAAGTTAAGAATAATATATTTAATTTAAAAAATGCTTTAATAGGTATTGGTGCTGGTGCAACAATAAAGGGTATTTTAAAAGCAGGTTCAGAAGCACAAAAATTAAGAAGTCAATTTTTACAATTAGCACCATCAATAGATGAAGGAAAAAAATCTTTTGAATCTTTACAAAAGTTTATAGCTAATTCACCATTACCTGCTGACAGTATTGAGCAATCTGCTAGTGCTATATTTGCATTAACTAAAAATAGCGATAAATTAATTGATTCTTTAACTGCAATTCAAAATGCTTCAATAGCTTTAAACATACCATTAGAAACAGTTGCTAGAGAATTTAATAACTTATCTATCAATGGTATTGAGGGAACAAGAGAATTAAAAAGACGAGGTTTAGAAAATATATTAGGTTTCACAGATGGTATTAAAAGAGAACCAAAAACAGCAGTACAAGAGTTTTTAAAAGTATTTGGTGCTAATGGACAGTTTGGTTTAGCTAGTAATGCTTTTGCAAATACATTTGAAGGTGCAACAAACAGATTTTTTAACTCAATCAAAAATATTAAAGAAGAAATTGCTAGAGCAGGTTTGTTAGACTTCTTTACTAATTTAACCAATGCAATCTCAGATATAATCAAAGAGAACCCAGAACAATTACAAAAGTTTGTAAGTGGATTTGCTAATAGTACAAAAGAAATTATTACACAGTTTTTAGGATTTGCAGACACAATTATTTCTTTAACAAAACCTATATTTGACTTCACAGTACAAGCATTTAAAGATTTATATGCTTTCTTAAAATTATTTCCTAAAGAAGTTCAAGAAATTGGTATTATAGGATTTTTATTACTTGGAAGAAAAGGTCAAGTAGCAGTTTTAGCTGTGGCAACAGTTTATGGTAAAATTATAAAAGGATTAGAAGATGTAGGTATTTTATCTAAAGAAAACGAAGCTACTATTCAAGATCAAAACGAAGGTTTATTTAATCAGTTTAGAATTAACGAAAGAATAGCAGAAAAAGAAAAAGAAAGAATATTGAATCAAAGCCAATATGAACAGGCATTAGAAAGAATCAAAGGTCAAGTAGAAGTTCAATTAAGTTTATTTGAAAAGATTAAACAATTATTAGATGCTCTAAACAAAGATACATTATCAAAAGTAAGTGATGTATCTAAATTTATAGCTGAGACTTTAAATAAAGCTATTACAGATTTATCAGAAGGATTAGCTAAATCAATTATTCTTGGAGAAAAATTACAAAATGTATTTAGATCATTCCTACAAAATATCTTAGTTAAAATATTATCAATAGTAATTGAAACAATCGCAAGAAGATCATTAGAAATAATTTTATCAAGAACAGGATTAGAAATTGAAAGACAAAAAATTGGTTATATTCAACAACAGAACTCAGCATTAATAACTCAAATAGGTTATCAAACTGCTCTTAATGGATTAAGAAGTTCTGGTGGTGGGGGTGGTGGATTTGGTAGTAGTGGTGGTGATGGAAAATTTGGTTCTACAATAGGTCAAGCAGTAGGAACTTATTATGGTGGGCCAGTTGGTGGTGCTATTGGAAGTATATTAGGAAGTTTTTTACCTTTTGCTGAAGGTGGAAAAATTGATGCTATGCAACCTGCAATAGTAGGAGAACGTGGTAGAGAATTATTTATACCATCTACAAGTGGTACTATTGTACCTACACCAGATTTAAATGGAATGGGAACAGTAGTTAATATAAATGTTTCAGCAGTTGATGTAAGAGGAGTAGAACAGTTATTTTTAAACAATAGAGCAACAATTACAAATATTGTAAATCAAGCTTTAAACTCAAGAGGAAAATCTAATTTAGTATGAGTGGAACATTCCCAACAAACCCAGCACCAAGTTCGGTATCAATAAGTTCTAATCAAAACACTATTGTATCAACAACTGTTTCTGGCAGACGACAAGCAAGACAAATTGATGGTCAAAGATTTAGATTAACTCTTAAATTCCCAGTTATGAGCAGAAGTGAGTTTGCACCTATACTTGCTTTTATAATGAAACAAAGATCACAATTAGAATCATTCCAATACACTCCACCAACTATTGATGATGCACAAGGTTCTGCTAGTACAGTTATATCTGTTGCTGGTGCTATTAGTGCTGGTGTTACTACTTGCTCAATAGATGGCATGGGAAACAGTTTAACTGGTGTAATTAAAGCTGGAGACTTCTTTAGATTTACTGGACAAGCAAAAGTTTATATGTGTGTTGCTGATGTTGATTCAAATGGTTCTGGTGCAGGAACATTAACCTTTGAACCACCATTAAGAGCAAACGTAGCTGATAATGCAATAATCATTTATGACAATGTGGATTTTACAGTTGGTTTAACTAATGACATACAAGAATTTAATATTGGAACAGAAAATTATTTTAAATACGAAATTGATCTTATAGAGGTACTTTAATGACAAGATCATTAAGTGGTTCTTTAACAACTGAACTTGCAACTAACAAACTTAATCCAGTAGAACTAGTATATATTGGAGTTAGCACAGGATTTTATTATACAGATCATTATAAAGATATTAGTTATGGTGGTAACACTTATGTAGCATCTTCTTTATTTTTAGGATTATCAGAAGTTACTGAAAGTTCTGAAGTTGCTGTAAATAGTTTAACATTAAAATTTACTGGTGCAGACCAAACAATTATTTCATTAGTTTTAAACAATGATTACATGGATAAAGTTGTAAATGTTTACAGGGGTTTTTTAAATGATTCTCAGGCATTAATATCAGACCCATTTCTTTTATTTGAAGGAAGAATAGAAAACTTTAACATTGATGAAGATGAAACAAGTTCTTCTGTGCTAATTAGTGTTGCATCACATTGGGCAGACTTTGATAAAGTTAAAACTAGAAAAACAAATACTAATTCACAAAAGTTATATTTTCCTAATGACAAAGGATTTGATTATGCAAGTCAATCAGTTCGTGAAATTAAATGGGGTAGAGCATGAACAACTTTTACCACATAGTTTCTGTTTATAGACACTTTGAAAAATATAACAAGTACACATACAAACAGTTATCAGAAATGATACTTCCATCTTTTAATCTTGGACAATACCAAATACACAAAGATAAAAATGAAGTAATAGGTTTTACTAACTGGGCATTTATTAATGATATTGTAGAACACAGATTTAAAGCAACTGGAGTGTTAAAAGCAAATCAATGGAATTGTGGTAATAATTTATGGCACATTGAAACACTTGCAAAAAGAAATCTAAAAGAAATAATGGCTTGGACTAAAAACCATTTCACATCTCTATATGGCTATGACAAAGAAATTAAATGGTTAAGAATAAAAGATAATAAAATAGTTAAACAACAAGTTAGGCATACAAAACCTAGCTGGAATAATTTTGTGAGAATTTAATGGGTTTTGTTGGTAATATATTAGGTAGTGCAGGTAAAGCAATAGGAAGTGTTGTAAGTGGAATTGGAAAAGTAGTAAGTTCTGTTATTGGTTGGTTAGTGCCTAAACCAGTAATACCTTCTGGTTATGCAGGAACACCAGCATCACAAGGAGTTCTAGTAAATAAAGATTCAAACAATGCTTCTATTCCTATTGTTTATGGAGAGAGACAAGTTGGTATTTCAAGAGTATTTGTTGAAAGTTCAGGAAGTGATAATGCGTATCTTTATATAGCAGGAGTTATTTGCGAAGGTGGTAATGGTGGTATTGAATCAATAGATGAAATTTATATTGATGATAAACTTGTTACTTGGTCAGGTTCATTAACTAATGGAACAGTAAGAACAGTAAATAGTTCTGATACTAATTTTTATAAAGATGGTGCAAGTTTAATATCAGTTCAAGCTTTTTATGGATTAGACAACCAATCAGTTTCATCATTATTAGATGAAAGCACTAATTGGGATTCTAATTATAAATTATCAGGTGTTGCTTATCTTGCATTTAAATTTACTTGGAATCAAGATGCTTTCGGTTCTTTACCAGATGTTAAAGTTGTTTTAAAAGGAAAAAAGATTTATGACCCAAGATTAGATTCTACTAAAGGTGGTTCTGGTTCTCATAGACAAGATGATTCTACAACTTGGGCTTATTCAAACAATTCAGCTTTGGTTCTTTTAGATTATTTAAGAAATACAAGATATGGAAAAGGATTACCTAATAATGCTTTTGAAACAAACTATGACTCATTCAAAAATTCTGCAAATACCTGCGACACACAAGTTACACCTTATTCTGGTGCAACTTCTGACATTAACTTATTTGAAACAAATGCAGTTATAGACACATCTCAAAAGGTTTTAGATAATGTAAAAGATTTATTAGCACCTATGAGAGCATTATTTACTTACACTCAAGGCAAATATAAAGTTATTATTGAAGATACAGGAAGTTCACAATTACTTTTAAATTCAGATAATATTATTGGTGGTATTAAAATATATGGAGAAAAGAAAAATAGTAAATATAACCGAGTGATAGGAACATTTGTTAATCCTTCTAAAAATTGGCAAGACGATACTATCACATTTCCACCAGCAGACGATTCTTCTTTAGATGTTGCAGATAAATATGCTACTTTATTAGCAGAAGATAATAACACAGAACTAGAAGGTAGTTTTGAATTTAGAAATGTAACAAATCCTTATCAAGCTGAAGAACTTTGCGAAATTATTTTAAGAAGATCAAGAAATGCTTTAGGAGTTGAAGTTAGATGCACTTCTGAAGCACTAAATTTATCTATTGGAGATATAGTAACTTTAACTTATTCAACTGGTGGTTTTAGTGCAAAACCATTTAGAGTTCTTGGACTTGCTATCAATACAGATAGCACAGTAGATTTACAATTAAGTGAACACCAAAATACTTTTTATAGTTGGTCTGCAAAAAATCAAGAACCTGTAATAGCTGATACAACATTACCAAATCCTAATTCTGTGTCTGCACCTGCTTCAGTTACTTTAGATGACCAATTAATTGAATACTCAGACGGAGTTGTTATTACTGCTTTAGATGTAACAATAGGTGAATCACCAGATAGCTTTGTAGATTACTACCAAGTAGAATACAAACTAAGTACAGATACAGATTATCTTATTGCTGGTCAGGTTACAGGATTATTTCATAGAATATTAAACGTAGTAGATGGATTAATTTATAATGTAAGAGTAAAAGCATTTAATACATTAGGAGTTAGTTCTACTTACACTTCTGCTAC